CGACTGGATAGCCGACGTTGGAAGTGTTCTATCCAACGCTGTCTCGTTCCAGAACGACGAGCTCGTCATGCGATACGGCTACCTGATGCGGAGAACCCGCATCACGACCGTATGCAGTGCGCATTTCGACCGTCCCGTAGGTGATACGGGGCAACGCCAGGAACTGATTGTGTCAAACACATTCAGATCTGACGTCAAGGAACGGATGCGCGCGACGCCTTTCGGATTCGGACTCACTACCGACGCATTCAGCGGTCGGCAGTGGGCGATTCTCGCAGCCCTCGGCATCAGCCGAGCGCCGTCCTCACTCTGATCTCAGAGCGACAACTCCTACCGTAAAAGCGGTAGGGACGAACGGGGTTCATCCCCACCCTTGATAGGATGCTGCCATGGCTTACGCCGATCCTCAGTCCACCGTTGCTAGCGGGAGTGCAACTTCGCTCCCTCGCACCGGTTCTGGACTTTCGTCTGGCACCTTCAGCTCTGCTGATGGTGCCGTCCAGCTCAATGTCGCTCATCAGAGCGCCAAGCGCTGGCGCCGCACCGCCCGGATCACCATTAACAAGGTGGTTCCGGACGCTCTGCAGCCTTCCGTGAACACTCCCGTTTACGCCCAGGCCTACATTGTCCTCGATGTCCCCAAGATGGGGTTCACCGCGGCCGAGCAGGTCAAGCTGATCGAGGGTCTCACGACCTGGCTGTCTGCAAGCACGAACGCTAACGCGTCCAAGCTTGTCGGCGGCGAAGCGTGACGATTCCGGTAGAACTTCTTACCTTCGTCATCGCGACGTTGACTCTGTCTCTGGTACTTCTCAGAGGCATGAGGCGTGATCGGCCCACGAAGCACTAAGCTCCGTGGCCCATGGCTGAGGATCCTGCTACCTTCCCCAATAGAGAGAGGGAACAGGTGAAAAGCCTGATCGCATTCGCTCAAGAGCTCCTCACTGAGTGTGGGGAGCGATGCGGAGTAAGCACCGACAGAGACGCTAAAACTGTCTCTGTTCGTGTCGAAGCTGAGGGGATCTCGTTTCTAACGATCTCCCTGGCGAACTTTGGTTCGGACCTCCAAAAAGGTCTCGGCCAAGGTTTCGTCGACTCCAGCCTGTTCGCCGGTTTCCGGCGCGCAGGAGGGCTCCCCCGATTTCTCGGAGGTTTCCTTCGTCTCATCTTCGATGCTCAGACCGGTCGATTGCTCGAGCAGCCAAGCATCGATGCTATCCGGGTTGTGCGCCAGTTCACACTGGCGTTCGCCAAGATTCGCATCGAATGTACTGATGCGCGCAACAAGCGTGCTATCAGTAGGTACCTCGAGTGTGAGCAGGATGTGAAGTCCGCAGACCTAGCATTTCCCTCCTTTCGGGAGGAATTTGCGAAGATGGGGACACTGCTCTTCGGACAGCTTTTGTCCGATCTTGACACTCGTGTCAGGGACGGGCAACTGATGCCACGTCACGGGAATGGTTCGACAGCCGAATCCACACTTGGTAATGCTAAGTGGGACGACTTTGTCTGGACCGCACGCCTCGATAAGGTCTTTCCAGTAATGGAGAACCTTGTGCCAACATACCGGCACACCGAGGTGCTTGACCGTGTTCGCATCCTCGAACCCGGGGACGAGCGACCTGTAAAGGTCATGCTCGTTCCCAAGACGCTGAAGACTCCACGGATCATTGCGAAGGAGCCTGTCTGCATGATGTTCATGCAGCTGGGCCTCTTCAAGGCGATCACGGAAGGTATCCAAAGGGATGATCTCCTGAGGAACCTTCTCGGTTACCTTGACCAGCAGCCGAACCGTCGACTTGCCCGGAAGGGATCGATCGATGGAACGCTTGCTACGCTCGATTTGAGCGAGGCATCCGACCGAGTTTCCAATCAGCATGTACTAGCGCTGACTCGCCCCTGGACCTTCCTCGCGGAAGGTCTCCAGGCTTGCAGATCTAGGAAGGCTGATGTACCTGACCACGGCGAAATTCGCCTGGCCAAGTTCGCGTCCATGGGTTCAGCGGTCTGCTTCCCTATGGAAGCGATGGTCTTCACGACCATCGTCTTCCTGGGAATTCAGGACTCGCTCAACCGCCGGTTGACCCGTCGTGATCTTATGGATCACGTGGGTCGGGTGCGCGTCTACGGGGACGACATCATCGTTCCTGTGGAATACTACTCATCCGTGGTGAAGAGACTGGCCAGCTTCGGCATGGTCGTCAACACCGGCAAGTCTTTCGGGACTGGGAAGTTCCGAGAGTCTTGTGGAGGGGACTACTACGATGGACAGGATGTTACACCCGTCCGAGTCCGCGAAGCATTCCCTACATCACGGCAGCACGTAGACGAGATCGTCAGCGCAGTTTCGCTCCGGAACCAGCTCGAAGAGCTGGGATACATCCGGACTGCGGAGTTCGTCGATCAGTTGGTCGAGGTTTACCTCGGCCCCCTGAAAGACGTTCCACGACACTCGTCGGCTTTGGGCCGATGGTCCTCTCACATTCTTGCTGAGAGGATGCATCCTGACTACCAGGTGCCACAGATCATGGCACCCGTGCAAGTCAGTAACCCTCGAGAATCCAAACTCGATGGTTACGGCGCATTGCTGAAGTTCTTCTACAAGGATTCGGATTCTCCGATCCTTGATCCGAAGCATCTTCAACGTGC